GAGGTACTCGTGGGAGACCTGGGCGAAGCGGCGACGCTCGTCCGTGTCGAGGTAGATGTAGTCAACATAGAGGGAGGCTGAGACAAGGCCAGATGATGAAACGCGGTCGCGGATGGCGTGGGAGGCCGCCGTGCCGGAAACCTGGTCCCAGCAGAGGTACTTGATCTCGTTGAACTCGAGGTTGATCTTGACCTCGTGGTACTGGAGAGCGATCAACGGGAGCGCAAGGCCCGGGTTGCGGCAGAACCAGAACTGGAGCGGGATGTAGAGCGTGTACTCCGGGGAGCAGTTCGCGACCTCCGCGAGGGAGTTAGGCTCACCACCGGCGCACGCATCGTCGCATGACTCACCGCCCTGGACGAGCAAGTTCACGAGTTCCGGAACGTTGCCTACCATCTCAGCATAGCCGGCCTGCTTGCCCGCCTCCTGGGTGAGTTCATTCCAGATCTGGAGCCAGTCACCGTAGTGCTTGTCAATGCGCTGGCCGCCGATCTCAAGCTCAACTGAGTTGACGAGGTTGTGGCCGACGTAGTTGAGCCAGCGGAACTGGGCGCCTGAGCCGTCCGTGGACGCAAGCTGAACCTTCGGGAGCGTAGCCTGGAGGTAGATGCGGTGGATCAAGTCGCCGTTGCGGCTGATCGTGCACGTGACACGCTTGCCGAAGTTGGCCGTGCCGTTGAACGTCTGCTCAATGGACTCCATCGCGAAGTTGGTGTGGCGACGGTACACCACCTTGAAGAACGTGATCTGAGGGTTTCCCGTCAGGTAGATATCCTGCGCGCCATAGGCTACAAGCTGCATTAAACCACCACCTCCCATTTGTTATATTTATCGCAAAGAAAATAATTTGGCAGAATCGGGGAATTTTGAGAATTTTGGGGAATTATCTGGAGAACACCGGGGTAGTTGGCGGAGCCAAAAACCGAGGGTGGCTGAATCCTTCGGCTTCACCGGGGGAACTCTTCCTGTGAAATCCCGCGGTGCTTAAAATCCGAAGATGACATAAGGAACAATGAAAGATAGGATATAGTTAATGTCTGAAAATAAACCTTTACACATGGTTCTTCATACCATGGACGCTCCCACTCAAGAAGTGACTGATATGCCGACTACCTTAGAGGCATTCCACTCCGAGAAGATGCGTACTATGAATGATAAACGGGCACAAATTACTGGCTTAGAAAAGAAGATTACCGAAAAGGAGGCTCAAATAGATGCCTTCACCGGGGCTCTTCATGCTGATGAATACAAAGTGCTCGTTGAAGATTTACAAGATTTAGAACAACAGGTGGTTCGCCTCCAGAAAGATGACGAACGACTTGATTATTTTTTACAAGTTGGAAACATTCTATTTAATTATTACGATTCACAGGAAAAAATCGCTTCAGGGCACCATGTTTCTAGCAAGAAACCTGCTAGTAAGTTGCGAACTCCTCAAAATAGCGTTTTGAATTATTTCAGTGCTGGTTCTGCCGATGACGCCGAGCCCACACTTTCACAGGCTTCATGCCTTTCAGGACCTTCGTGTCCAGTGGTGACAGAGAAAGAGCCTAAGAAGGTTATTAAAGCCCGGGACATTGAAGATTCTAATGGACTTCAGCGTGACAAAGCACTAGAGCGTTATTTGAGTATTATTGAGCCGACTGCGATTCGTGGTGGAATCCTACCAGGCTCTGGCATAGAACCCGATTTTGGCGCGTGTCCTCATTGCGAAACGGAGATGGTCTTTTATCACAATGAGGCAACTCTGGGGTGCCCGGGGTGTGGCTACCAGGACTTTATTCTGGTTGATTCCGAGAAGCCGTCCTATAAGGACCCGCCGCGTGAAATCTCGTACTTTGCCTATAAGAAAATCAACCATTTTAATGAATGGCTCGCTCAGTTCCAAGCAAAGGAAAGCACTGAGATTCCAGCAGATGTATATGAGAATATATTGGCGGAAATTAAGAAGGAGCGTATTACTGATCCGCGTACACTCAAACCTCAGAAACTTCGGGAGGTCCTAAAGAAACTCCATTTGAACAAATTCTACGAGCATATCCCACATATCTTACACCGGATGAATGCGTTCTGTGCGCCCACCATGTCACGGGAAATGGAGGATAAGCTACGGTACATGTTCAAGGAGATTCAGCCGTCGTTCATTCGGCATTGTCCTCGGGGTCGCTCCAATTTCTTGTCATATTCATATGTCTTATACAAGTTTTGTCAACTGCTAGAACTGGACGATTTCTTACCGTGTTTTCCCCTGCTCAAAAGTCATGAAAAACTCTATATGCAAGATAACATCTGGCAGAAGATTTGCGTTGACTTAGGCTGGGAGTTTATCCGAACAATTTAACTGCTGGAAGTAGATGGATGCTTTCAAATATGGTATTGGGGAACCGGGTCATTCAATAGCAAGTGAATTTACTCCGGAGTCGCGGCCTATGTTTAGGAATGCTATGACAAGAGTACCTCCCCAGCAAAAATCTGCTTTTTTAAAGGAATATTTTTCATACCAGAATACGGAAAAAGCTGAGGCATTTGCTAAAATTTTTGTGAATGCTTTACCAAAGGTAGTTTATGCGCCGCGGCCGGTGCGTTATTTAACACTAAAACAAAAATCCAGTTTGAATTCTATTCCTGAAAATAAGCAATTACGAAAGAGAACACGCAAACAAAGGACTCGTAAAAATAGGAGATAAATGGATCCAATCCATATTTTAACTTTAAGTTTTACTCTTGGTTATATTTTTCAATGTATATTTTCTTGTCATTTATATCATAATATGAATCCTGTATATGAAAGACTTGAAACATTAGAGCAGGTTACTTGGTCTCAGCAGAATCCTGTTCAAAATCCAGTATATACGAGAACAAGAGATACCAATCGCGCAGAAGATCCTACATAACAGCCTGCTTAAATAAATGTCCGATTCATTAGATTAATGATGCGGACAATTGTGGCAATTGATCCCGGTATTAAGAATTTGGGAATCTGTGTTGCGGAAGTGGTGGCTGACCTCAGTGGAAACCAGCAGATATCCAATATTTTACTCTGGGAGAATTTCAATTTAGTTTCAGATTCTTCGGCTCAACTATCTACGCGCTGCTCGGTTCAATCCTGTAAAGGACCGGCTTCGTGGTCCTACAAGGGTACCTCTTCTGAGGCAGCCTTGCTATGTAAGAAATGTGGTAAAAAGGGCTTCAAGGGCTTTACTGCTATAGATCCCGAGAAGATTAAGACAGTTGCAACCATCCGTGAATTTGCTGAGTCGCTGGGCTGGACTAATGCGAAAAAGAAGACAAAAGTGGTTCTGCTAGAAGAAGTGGCCAAGTTTTATTTAATGCCTTATAAGGCAGCTAAAGTAAAAAGTATGAGTCCGGCAGATGTATTTGGGAAAATTCGGGTTTTTGTTGAATCCCGTATCCCTATCCTCAAGAAGGCTTCCATCGTGCGAATTGAAAATCAGAAAAGTATTGCTCCACTCTTGCGGGATATTCAGATGCAAATTTATTCCTTGATGCGATACATTTTAGAGAAAGATGGTTGGACTGGTACCTTTGAGTTTGTCCATCCCGGTGCTAAGAATAAGGGCGACGCAATTTCTGCTGGTTCGGATAAATACAAGGAAAGGAAAGATGCGACACTTGGCCGGATAGAAAAGAAGTTGTCTTTATGGTCCGCGGCAAAACCAGCAGTGGCTGCTCCTTGGCTTTTGCTTTTCAATGGCGTTTCTAAGAAGTATGATTTGGCGGATACTTTACAAATGTGTTTAGGATAAACCTAAACACCTACTTGCTCCTTTTAGTCGCGTATGTGCCTCGGCTAAAGCCACTTTAATTTTTTTCTTGCGATTATTTAAATGAATATTCGTTCCGGAAATACTGTTGAGTGGACTGATACTACTACAAATCCGCCAACTACACACAAAGGTACTGTTAGATCAGGTCCTCTTGTTTGTTATAAAGTATATAATACCCTAGGTGACAAAATAGAATTAGTAGAAAAAATGAGATTAACTGTTACTGATACACATAGTAATAATAACAATAATAACTACAATAATAAAAACGGCAAATACCGCAAGACTAGGAAGCAGCGTCGCTAAACTGCGGCTTGTACAGAAATTTTGTAATACAAATATAATCCAAAGAAGTTCTTTGCTATGATATCTAAGATATTATAGCCGATATTTTTCTGAAGTACAGGTGTTATGAAAGCAACTCCATAGAGACCCCAAATTACAAAGAGGATACTGAAAAGTTGTTTACCAATAAGTGATTTATCAGCAAATTCTTTATAGAGGACATAAAATGAACGAGCAAAACATGCTGTTCCTAGAACCAACGCAGAATACCGGTCAAGTACACCAGTTTCTCCGAGGAAGCCAAAGGCTAACATGCAAAAATTAAAGAAGAATATTTCTAGCAGAGGCCATTTATTATCTAGAGTAAATTCCAGCAGATTATTTTTCACAATATTCTTTTCCTTCTGCTCCTCATAGAAAAAATAGGCTGCCATTGAGAAAAGCATTGTTGGTGTGGAGAATACCCAATCATTATATCTGCTTGTTGCCAACGTTTCAAGATTAAAATGTAGTACAAAGAAAATATAGAATCCGAATTCTATGATTTGTACAATTAATTCAAGACCTAGGATATCTTGCAGGATTTGATCGCTTTCATCTAATTCTATGGTAAGTCCAATAGCGCTTAAAATTCCAGTAATTAGTTGAATAAAGAGGGAAAATTCAGTTGTTTTCTTAACAAGAAGCGCATCAGTTATACTCATGCCTCTAGTTTTTGTAATAGATTTTATCTTATTTTGGAGAGTGCGTCTACGAAGTTAGCCGAAGGCTACTGAGGACAGGAAGGAGATTTATCTCCTGCGTAAAGAAAAGCCAAATAGTCTAGAAATAAGAAACAGAAGATGTCGGTGAGTTTCGGCGGATCTAGACCTGGACCCGAAGAATTGATTCAATTTGCAAAGAAGGCCAACGAAATTGAGATTGGCGGTATCAGCGATCTAGCAGATGATATGGGAATGTCTCTGCTGACAAACACAAACAAAATCAACATTGGCACCCGGCAGGAAAGTTCATCTGGTCCTACAATCACCATTGATGGTGGAGGTGGAGGTGGTGGAGGCGGCTTCAGCGAAAATCTGGAGTTTGTGAATCTGGATAACATGGAAACGGTAAGTGGTGGCGGAGAGAAAGTGGAAATCCCCAACTTTGGCAACAACGACGCTTTCCGCACGCCTATCCAGCAGCCCATCAGTTTTGATATGAATTCGGGAACGGTATCCACAAAGCCTGCTGTGCCTCAAATGTCAGTAGAGGAGGAGAATCGGGAGAAGAACTCCTATTTAACCCGCATGATGCGCCTGTCTAGCAAGGGCATGGGCGGCCAGCGCATGACAATGGCCAACTCCCTGGACGAAATCAAGACTGAGTACGGTCGTGTTGTGGATTCCCGCAATCTAGAAGCATCACTCAAGTTCCAGCGTAATATGCTTATGACCTTTGCGACGGGTGCTGAATTTTTGAACAATCGGTTCAATCCCTTTGATGTCAATCTAGAGGGCTGGTCCGAGTCAGTTCATGAGAACGCCGAGGATTACGACGAGATTTTTGAGGAGTTATATGATAAATACAAGGATGCTGGAAAGATGCCGCCTGAAGTACGTCTTGTTATGACGCTCGGTGCTTCCGCTGCTATGTTTCACGTCACGAATACGTATTTCAAGTCCAAGATGCCGGGCATGGATGATATCTTGCGAAACAATCCGGACCTCATGAAGCAGTTTGCGACCGCGGCGGCCAATCAGGCTGGGCCGGGATTTGGTAACTTTGTAGGAGCTGCGATGAATGCTGGGGCGCAGAGACAAGCTGGCCCTTCGGTACAGCAGCAACAGCAGGCACCTCAAATGAACAGTATGCCGTTTAATCTGAGTAGCCGAGCGCCTCCACAGCGGGCCGAAGAAGAGTTGCGACCGGCCCAAGGCCAGCGCAGAGAAATGCGCGGTCCCACCGGCGTAGATGATATTCTTCAAGCATTTGAGAATGAGCGCATGATGCAGTCTCAGCCCCCTGCTCCTCCGATTAATATGAATGACGCTCCTATTTTCTCCCCTAATGAATCAGGTTCCCCGCAGACAATCAACATGAATATTCTGCGCGAAGGTGTTGGTTCAGAGGGCGACCCTCTGCGTGAAGTAAGTAATATCTTGGATGAGATGCAGAGTGTAGCAACTTCAACAACCAATTTTGACGAGGTTAAGAAGCGTCGCAACCGTAAGACAGCATCTGTGGTTTCGGGAGGAACATTGACGCTCAATGTGTAATCTATAATTTAGCAATATTATCCAAATAAGTGGCTTCTTCTGTTACGATACTCGTATCAGGAACTGCTAGAGGACCCCGCATGAAAAGTGGAAGCATTTGTAGTTGTCCATTAGGCGCTTGTACTGAGCTTTTATTTTGACTTTGTATTTGTGGTTGGCCTTGGTTGGTCTGCGTCGGAACTACACGCAAGAGACAGAATGGACTTGCCTCATAAATAATTACATAGAATATAAGCATAAACATAACAGTAAGCCAGAATGCGGTCACTACATTACGAGTTGCGACGAAGCATAAACAAAATATGATTATTGGACGTATCCATAAAGAACCCAGCAGTTTTTCCTGTTCAGGCGTTAAATTCATCGCAATATGTTTTCCACCCAAGTTCAAGATCACGTAGCAAATACCCGCTAACCATGGATTTGAACTTAAATATCCAATTGTCTGTGTGATAGGATCAACGGCCACTGATACAGCAGTAGCTGCTACAGCAGTTGATGCTCCAACTGCCAATGTTTGTACCGGAGAAGGAACATTTAAATCGCCTCCTGTCTGCTTTTGCTTTCGCATTCCCTACCTTTTAATAGTAAATTAAATGTTCAAGCACTCAACAGATTTACATCATAGAACCATAATACAATAAGAAGGAAAGTAAGCATACCTACGACGGGATTCCAGTCCATTCCTAGCAGAATTAATAAATACGCTGAAAAGCGGAAAAAAGGTTGCCGGGCTAGATAACGGAGTTCCTTGTTATACGGTGTTTCAAATGATAAACTAAATAAAAGTACAGCGAAAATTAATCCTAATACAGTAAATCCAAGAGTTACAGTATCTGTATCTAACATCCCTACTATAGTCTAAGAATTAGGGGCCTGCGTGACCACCATTCGGTCAAAAATTGCTTTAGGCCGCTCGTCCAATATTTTTTCAACTCCCCACCGTGTTTTACTAGTTACTTCGTCTTTAGTGATTTGATTATCAAAATATTCGCGCTTATTCTTCTTATGTTCTTCTGCTAGTAAAGCAAACATCAGAATAAAAACGGCTGTGCCCATAATTGGCTGAGTTGTAAATAGTACAAGTCCTCCTGAAAAAAGACCAATTACTCCAAGCCAGGAAGTTAATACTTTACGGACATTCCGAGGAAGACCATCCGGTCTAGCGGCAATAATTAAGACTATAACCGATAATAACCAATTCATTGGTAACGGCATTAAAGTTTCTAATAACATCTCCTATATTAGGCCTGACATTTTAGAGGGTTGCTCCAGTTGTTATAGAGTGTATCTGGATCTAAATCTCTTTTGAGACCTATGGCGGGACATGTCTTATTCTTATAACATTCATCATCAATTTCCAAAAATGTATCCCTAATATTTTTCAGAACTATTCCACCGTCACCTGTTACATCTGCTGCGATATATCGTAAAAGTGTTGTATATGCCAGTGATGCTTCAGTACATGTAACCGGTTTATCTTTTTTGGTGATTGTTAATTGAACATTTGGGTCAAGCGCAAATCCTTCTATCACAGGAGAGCAACTTGCTAGAAAGAGAAATACGATTGTAAAAAAAGCAACTAGCAGAATTATGTCAATAGACATTTTGTTTGATAAACAGAAAATAATGCTATACGATAGGGAAGCCAATGAGCTACGCATCTTTAGACGAAGCATTTCCTTCCATGAGTGAAGGAGCAACATCGGGTCAAATACCCACGAAGAAATCAAAGAAAAGCAAGAAAGGATTAAGGGTGGAACCTCTTATTGTAGAACCCGATAGACCAGCAGAACGTCCTCCTGTGGATATTCCAGTCTTAGGAGGAACACCGACTGAAAATACACGAACTACTAGCCAGAGCAATTATTTAGTTGCTGCACCTGACCCTGCTGAAGACTATTTCCCGTATCCTCTGGGATCGGATAATGATACCAATGGTTTTATGCTTCAACCAGATTGGGCCGCCCAGTTTGCTCTAAATAAAGGTATAAAACGACACTCAGAGACTCCTATCGCACCATCTGTAACACCTATTGACGGATATTCAACTCTCTGGCGAAATGTTCCTGACCCGAAATATGGAGCAGCAGATGATTCAGGCAGGTCATCAAAAGATACTACAAATGCGATTGGTATTGAAGATGATCTCCGTGAAAAGATTGATAAAATCCTTGAACGCCTGGACACGCATGAATACAAGGTACAAGGTGAACGGGATGCTTTCTCGGAAATTCTGTTATTTATTCTTCTCGGTGTAGCAATTATTTTATTGCTGGATTTGTTTTTTAGGAGTCAGCAGTATGCTCTAGCACACATGTTGACCTCTTCAATTGGTCCGCAGAGGGGAGGTGGTAAATCAAGAGCAAGCGGCCGAGGCAGAGGAAATGATCTTGCTTTAATGATGCGCCGGCTACGCGCATCGGGATTTATTTAGATAAAATGAACATTCTTAGTTGTTGAATCGTCGGTCGCAGATCCTTGCGAAACATACTGTGACATTCCCCCCGTAAGAGTCTTGTAATCGGAAGTTTTCCGCAGATTAGACTTTTTCTTTTCAAAACTAACAATCTCAGTGGATTGTTGTTTTTCAAGTTGTTTTTTAATTCCTTCTTCAGTGATTTGAATAAGTGACTTAGTATATGGCGATTCGTTGATACGATAATTTCGGGCTTGCTCTTTCCAGGAAATATACAATGCATTTGGATGAGTATAATTTACAAAAAAACTTGAGGAACGCAGATTGTATGCCAAATAGATAATACATTCTTTCATATCAAAACGAGGAACTCCAGGTATGAATTCGGGAACAAGATAAATGAGCTGTTGTGTATTTCCTGGTAGGCGATTTGTTGCTTGAATTTTTTGATGTACGCGACTAAGAATCGTATTGTAGATTTCACATCGTATGTGGTCTTTTTTGTTTTGTTCAACAAACAAAGATGATGCTTCTAGACGCGGTGGGGTTGGACCACTCATTCCTGATTGAATAACAGAAGTGATTATGAAACGAATCCCGCGTTGCGTTGTTCTGAGTGGAGGCGGAACACGATGTATTAGTTTTGTTGGTGGTCTTTTATATCTCAAAAATAAGGGTATTTTACAGGCTGTGCGAAAATGGTATTGTTGCTCCGCGGGTGCTTTAATTGCTGTTCTTTTTTCAATCGGAATGCCTGAGAAAGATATACTTCACTTTGTTCATAAATTTGATTTTACACAGAGTAGAGATTTTAATGCGGAAGATATTATGTCTATTGGAGAAACAATGGGCCTTGATAAAGGATTTGCCTTACGAAAAATGATTGTAAGAATGTTGGAGAGTATTCGCAAGGATTCTAGCAGATGGACTTTACGGGAATTCAAGGAGGCAACAGGAAATGATGTTCATTACTTTATAAGCAATGTAACATTAAGTATACCATTTTTTGCTTCAGCCGCGACTCATCCGGATTTATTTGTGCTAGATGCTATTTATGCTACAATGGCAATTCCCTTTTATTTTTGCCCCTATAAGGATTTACTTACAGGCCATTACTGGTGTGATGGAATGTTAGGTGGTAATTTTCCGTGGTATCATGTGCCCGATGCTGATAAACGTGACGCAATTGGACTATACTTTCCCTCTAGAACTGTTGTGCCCAAACCAGAATTCTTTGATTATTTAAATTCAATTATTTCTTTTAGGAATAATTATGAACAGCGGAAAATTGTAAATGAATGGTCGGATAATATAATCTCAATTCCTACATCCGAATTTCCATCTATCGCCCTTGATTTGAGCAAGGAGGATAGGGAACATTTATACCGGGTTGGGTTGGAAGAAGTGAAAATATGGTGGTCTACAAAAGGTACGCGCCTATTTATTGAACTTTCTCTGCCAGAAAGTCTTGGAATCCCTGCGTGGAACGCGGCCCCTCGTATTCGGTCGTATTCCCAGCCGCATCTAGCAGGACAACTGTTGGATACCCTGAAATCTTTACCTTCTCCTTATAAGGGTTTTCTTCCGTCTCGGGGTTTATTACCTGTAAGTCAACAGCGTGTCCGGCGATGGTCTGTTTAGGACCGAGGGCCTGGAATTCAGGCTTAGCCTTTACGCAATGAGGACACCAATCTACGCCGAACATGATTAATTTGTAGTCGCCGCCTGCTCCTGTGCTAGAGGCAGGAGCATCCGCGAAGTTTTCATGGGTAAGAAGAGTTACAAGAGGCTTCTCAACAAATTGTTTAAAAAGTGTTACACCCACAAAAAGGACGACCGCAACAGCCAACGCATAATAAAGATAATCCATTCTAAAAGAGGTCACGGTTTAAATATTTAAAAGAATCCCGCAATAGAAGATTCAGGGATGTCAGTCACACTTTTTTATAAAAATAAATGTCACACAATATCCTTTTCTTGGACAGATTCCATTTGGCAAAAAGAGGATGTTTATGAATGTGGATATTTATATTTACGACTGCTAGAATTGGGCTTTCAAAAAGAAGCAGCCGACCAATGGACACGAGCATTTACATTTAAAAAAATGTATCGCGGATTAGTGTATTCAGCAGAGGCAGAGGCTAAGATGGAATTGCTTAAAAAAACCCTCCAATCTGTTTCAGCGTAATCGCACGGCGTTTTTTGAGTATTTCACGTCGTCGTGTTTTAACAGAACGACAAGTTCCTTTACCTTTTGGACAAGTGCTACTAAATGTACGCGCTTCCCTGCAGTAGTCCTTAAAATTATTTGTTTCTAATTCCATATGTTTACAGATTTTATAAAGCCAGGCAAGAACAGCGGTTCTTCCTTTGTTAACAGGGACGTGCCCTGCTTCTTTTATGGCTAAAGACCATTGTTCTCGCCACTCAGGAAAAGGAAGTGCGTTCGGAATAGAGTTCCACCAGCGTTTAAGATGCTGAGGATCTAATTTACTTGTTACAAAAGCGACACTTTTAAAAAAGTCAAAGCCAAGAATATGTGTATCAGTAGATTCTAGCAGTTCACTATAGTATTTTTTAACTTCACTAAAAGGCGGATTTGGTTTGCGGAGATGACCCTGCTTTCGGAGTTTGTTATTTACATCATTGTGAATTTCATAAGACCATCTTGCTAGCTCTGTTCCTTGAGTAGGCACGGGCCTGTGTATATAGAACTCTGTTAGTGATGAGCGACAGTATTTACAAGGTAGAATATACGGGAGTTCTTCTAAGAATGTGTAGACATCGGGGCTCCGATGTTCTGAAAACGCAATTAGATGTATTAGCCGCCATGCGCTCGGACCCCAAAAACGAGTATCCATCCCTACTGTTTGGACTGAAAATTCTACATTTATACTGTTTAAAACAGCGTGAATGTGAAATGTGGAATATGAAATGCGTATTTAACGCTGGGGGCCACCGAAGATGCTGCTCAAGTTGACCGTACGGCTGACCTCCGTCATGCCGAAACCATCACCCATGAAGTGGATAGTGTTAACACGGAGCGGGCCAAGGGAGGAGATATTGTTCATAACAGCACCTGATGATAACAAGGCAGTAGCACGGAAACCTGTGCCGAAGTTGATTGAGCTGCCGAGCGTGGCATTGCTCAAGAAAACATAGGCGTGCGTACCAATCGTGGAGCAGTTGATAGCATTCAGGACCAAATCCGCGGCAGGATTGACTACATAGAAGACCTGGCCCGCCGCAACGTTGATGGTTGACGCAGTAGGGAAGCCCGTGGTCGCAACAGCCGCGCCCGTTGTGGAGAAACGCTTATCAGCATACACCTGCTTACCAGCAATAACGTTACCGTTCGTGAAGACCGCATTGCCCTCATTTACCAGACCAGTAGAGGAAAGATTTTGGTCAAATCCAGCATTCTTTCCATCGCCCAAGTTATCCACGAAGTAAGGCTTATCTGAGTTAAACATCGCAAAGATAGGGGAGTTAGGGTTGATGAATCCAGCCAAGAAAGTCTGGGGGTCAAATACACCAATCATGGGATAGGTGATGTTGGGGTGCGCACTCGGATAGAGGCGCTTGCCGTTGTCGCGGAGAACGCGGCCAGCCGGGCACGTCGCCGCCGTGGCACCAGAAACCTGCGTTAATGAGCCAGTGGTAAGACCATTGGCGTCCGTTGTGGCCGTGTATGTATAAAAGTCATTCACGAATGACTCAGTTGCAATATACTGGCGACGGGGAATAGCGGCATTACCAAAGCTCTTACCCAAAGACATTTCTATATCTAGATAATAAAATTATTAAAATCCGAAGTTAGCAGTGGAGGCCAACATCGGGCGCACTGATCCGGCATCCGCAAACGAACTCTTACAACTTACCTGCGGCTCAGGGCACCGCTCAGGTGAAATTGTTGGGCAAGGCTGGCATGGACGAGGCTCAGGGCATTTTACAACGGGGCAACGAGGGCGCGGGCAGGGCGGGCATTCGCCAATCTTACAGGGTTTGCTGCAGGAGGCTATACAAGGCGGGCACTTCGGTACAGAGGATTTCAAAACATACTTAGACATATCGGGGTAGGGCGGGCACTCAGTTTTTAGCATATACTTGGAAAGGTCAGGTAGAGGCGGGCAAGGAGGAACAGTGGCCTTTAAAACATACTTAGACATGTCGGGAAGAGGCGGGCATGAAGGTGCTACTGTTGCCTGTCCTTGTCCTTGTCCTAGCGCCTGTTCCTGTCCTTGTCCATGCGAATGCGTAGCACCACAATCGCACGGTTTCTTCGCATTACATTTATAGCAGTATGTTGAATCATTTCCCGCAAAATTTTCTCTTACAGTGACTGAACTTGAGCCAGTGAATTTTCCTAGAAATAAACCCAGGGCAAAAGTACCCAGCACTAAAAAGATTATTTTAATAGTAAACTTCATATCCTATCATAATGTGGGAAAATTAGAAATCTTGACAAGGTTTCTAATTCTCTACAAATTCATAATTTTACATAGACTATTCAGCAAATGCTTGATACTTAGGAGCAACTAACGGAGGACCGCCATAGAAGGTTTCAACACGGGAGGGCGGTCCTAGATTTACAGTAAATGCTTCCTTGCGTTCAGAAGTATCGGCAATCCACGCATAGACAAAGACTACAATCATGATAAGCGTTCCAATTACAGGAAAATCCTCAGTTGTTACATTCATACTACTGTTCATTCTATCGTATGTATCTAATTTTAACTTAATTTTTTGTAGGACATCCAAACATTTGGGGATATGAGCCGCCCCAGGTATCTTCAAGACGATTACAAATCATTAAATATGCGCCCTTATAACCATAATCCGGACCGACATTTCCAATATTTGTACATCCAATATTTCCCATATCAAGACCCGATTTTGTAACATTAGCACAGAGATTGACTAACTTATCCTTGTAATCGGGTGCGGTTGAATCATTGAACGCATAGGCAGAATAAGCTGAAGATGCTCTTTTCAGGTAGGAATTAGAACCAGTTCCAGGGCGAATATTGTCATCGCCTCTATCTCTCAGAGATGAGGTGAATCCTCCATCAGATGCCCTCTTAAGTTGTTCTTGGTCAGGCAAATATCCGGGCGTTGATTCACTTGGCATGCCTCCAGTTGGTGACCATTTGGATTTGAAGACATCCATCTGCTCGTAGTTTGAAGGTCCAAGTTGACCCTGTATAGCGGTCAGCGCCTGAAGGATATTTTCAGCATCGCGGGAGGAGATTTTCTTTGTTTCCAGCATATTTGTAATTTTATCAACACGTTTTGCCATTTGTTCACGGGCGTACAAGTCACCGTCAAAATGTAGACTGATTGAGCCCTTGAGATACTTGGCCATTTCTAGCAGATTTTGCGGGCTGGTCTGCGTCATAGCCGGTGTAGAGGCTCCAGCATCAGGAACTGCTGGCATGCTAATCAAGTTCGGTAACTGTTGCTCAAGTTTGTTGCTTTGTTTCAGGAAATTTCTTGCATCACCTACACGAATGGGAATCTGGTCGGGAGATGTCTTTCCTTGCTGGAGCGATTGCTTAATTTCATTTAAATCAAGGAGGAGTCTGTCTATGTTTTGAATGCGTGCTACAATGACAGGCTCGGTTGTATTTAGCGATTTAAGTTGCTCGGTGATTGTTTTAACTGATGTGATCAGTGATTGAAGATCTGAGGGTTCCACCATATCCGTATCCTTCTTTCCGGGCGCAAAACCGGCACCGTTTCCTGTTGCTTGGACATAGTCTGACATAGGATTTCCATTCATCATGAATTGACCGGATAGAGGCTGGTTGCCTTGGCCGCCGGGATATGCAGTGGCAGTTGTTGTATTTCCAGTAACTCCAGAACCACTAGAACCACCCGCAGAACCACCCGCAGAACCACCCGCAGAACCAGCCGCAGAACCACCCGCAGAACCAGCCGCAGAACCAGCAGGACCACTTGTTACCCCCGATATCTTATCTTGAACATATATCCTCATAGCCGATGAACCCGCTGTAAGATTTGGTATTTTAGATACTAAATATTGGTTAGCATAGGTGTATTCCTTTGTCTTATTTGCTGTTTGTGCGGAATTATAAGGAAATGTAGCAGGAGCCATAGCATATTGTGTTATTTTGGAAACTTCCAGATATAGAGTATTAAAATATGAAATATCATCAGGGGATAATTTATTCAAGACAGCATTCTTACCACCAAGAGCACTTACACCCATTGAGAATATAACCACTGAATCAATATATACTTGTAAATCATTTTGTGAAGGAGTACCAACAGTAGGATTTGCGGTAGTTGAACCAGGAGTCTGCGGTGAACTATTCGGATTTGTGGCTGTTGTGTTTGATGTTGTTGTGCCGGGTGCTCCACCAGTACCAGCACCTGCTGCTGTTCCAGTATTAACTGTATTTCCAGATGAATCCATTGTATTTCCAGATGAATCTGTAGTTACTGTGTTAGGAGGCCCTGCGGGAGGAGTTGAACCAGCAGGAGGAGTTCCCGCAGTTGCGCCAGCAGGAGGACTTCCAGCAGTTCCGTCAAAAAACTCGTATGATTTTTCATGTTCATTTAGAAAAACAACAGCACATGCGATAAAAAGCGCAACACCAATTAAGAAATAGACAGCCTTCATCCTGTCAAAAGTAGCGAAAATGCTACGGCAAAAACACTTATTTTCAACAGTTTGACTGTAAAAAATTAGTTTTAAATGAATTTATTTCTAAACCCTACAGTTCCAGCAGGGAATTTCGTTGCGTTTTATCCAAATAGACGGGTCAGGAGACGGACATGCTGCTGTGACTTGACGAGGTCTATAGTTTATTTGTTGGGTGTCTATTGTTTTCTTCTGTATTTCACGACGTTTATCCTTTATACGTTGCGTACGTTCCATCTTTTCTCGTTGTTCTTCAGCCGCTTTCAGGATTTCATTATAATTGGGTGAATTATCATATGATTTTGATAGACCGCATGACTGTATAGGCTGATTAGCAAGTTGGCTTTGAACTTGTGAATTAATCATTCCTTGAACATCGCTTAATGTGACAACTGGTTTTTCAGAAGCAGCTGCCATTATGGCCTTGGCTTGTTTTGTCATTTTATCTTTTACTGCTGCCTCCGCTGCATCAGCCTCAGCAGTTTCGGGTTTCTTTGGCTTTTCTAGATCAGAACCAGGAGATTGTTTCAATTCAGGATGAAGACCTTTTTCAAAAAAACCACTATCTACTAGACCCAATTGATTACGTCGTTGATGGATTTCATATCTTAATTGTTCTCTCTCCTCCGGTGACATACTTCTGTACTTCGCAACTAGTTCTTGTAAATCAAGAGGACTTTGTGTTGATGTTGTAAATGGTTCCAATGGGTTTAATGCATAAAATACAAGTGTTGTAAAACCAACTGCTAAAATAGCCATTGTAAAAGGCTTCATTCCCTAATTAGTTTATCTAAAAGAATATACGATAGAACAATTATTACAGGGCCAATAACTATAGCAGAATAAAGTTGTAATAGATTATCTTTGGCATAGATATAATCAGGTTGGGGATAAAACTGCTGCTCTTTAGAAGATGAAGGACTAAAAACACGATTTACACGGTCTGTGCTATAACGCGAATCTTCGTATCCAGCCTCCACCTTCTTACGCATCAACTGTGCGGCAAATGTAGATGCGGGGTCAAAATTTAAAGTAGGTGTGGCATCAGATGGAACAAAAATCTTACTGATATTTTCCTTACTATAGCGATTATCGCCACCATAGCCACTTCCTTCTAGTGCTTTTCTTCTTAACTGTGCCGCAAAAGTAGATGCTTGATCGTAGTCCAAGAAAGTATCATTTACGATTGTAAGAGTGAATAGAAGATAGAACGCGGTCAAACCGAGTACTAATATCAATTTAGATACACGCATTTCCTATTTATTACATGGTATTTTCATCTTCATTCTCATCATCCTCTTCATCTTCAGCACTTGGTAAATACTTATTTACACCAAGAGCCTTCTCAATCTCCGAGTCTGTCATAGGATGTGTAGCACTATTAACAAGAACTGTTTGAGCCTTATAGGATGTAAATGTCTCAGGTAGTAAGAGTCCATAAAGAAGACCGAAGAGAACACCGAAAGCAATGACAAAACGAACTGAAGGCTTTAAAGACATCTCTACTTATGCCTGTTTTTTTGCGTTTTCCTTGCTTTTCTTGCCCTTCTTGTCTTTCGCGGCCTTGGCTGAATTGTACTTGATTGTTTTAAACGTTTCTGTAACTCTTCAGGCGTTTGCGGTATTACTTTTGTTGGAACTTGATCCGCTAGCAAAGGACCATCTTGTCTTACAGGTCCTCCCAGAAATGATGCGATTATACTAGCAGGACGATTTTCAGGATTTAGATGCTTCATATTCGGCTTAACTTCAGGTGGCCGTTCAGTGCCATTTTCAAGACCCAGATTATAACGTCTAGCAGCAGAATACGCATCACTGTTTCCTTGTTTCATTATATTTAGAAAGCGACCAAGATTGCGGGATTGAATTGCTTTATCTAATTCATCAAGATTTAGAGTTAAATCATTGTGTCGTCTAGGTTTCTCTTGACTACGAATTTCTAGGGCAGTTTGAGGCGTACCCTCACGCAAAAGTGTACCAAATAAATCGTCTGAATCAGTTTTAGTTTTATTCCGAATCATTAAAGGCATTGGATTACGATAAATATCAAGTTCCCATATTTTATCAGGACGAACTGTATTCGGAGGAGGTGGAACTCTTACTGTAATGCCTCCATCGCCTCTAAATCTAAATCTATCAGACTCAGCAACACCTGCTGCTAAACCTGCTGGATACCATAGATGAGGAAAATGAGTTAATTTACGAGCTTCTCCATACCACATATTTCTAATACCTCTTGCTCTACCAGCAATCTTTATTCGCTCATGTTGGTCACGCATAATTTGTTTTAATTCAGCCAAAGACCGTAGAGGTGGATCAAAAAGTGTAAAAATGAAATTTTTTAATTCAAGGAAACTTTGTGAAAGTTCCGCAACATGTACATCTTTATAACTGGCTCCTTGATAAACAGGACCGAATGCCATCGGAGGAGCATTAAGAGCAAAACGGCCCAGATTAGCAGTTCCTTTTTCAGTGATTGTTGCTTTTCCTACTTGTTGCGGTCCTATAGGTATTTGAGGAGGAGACCAGGTTATAGGAGTTTCATATTTTTCATTCATTACTTTTGCTATAAAAGCCATATCTGGATGTGTTACAGCCTTTTCAAATAAATCTAAATTAAGACCTCTACGTCCTCCTACCATTCGTAAAATGTATGACGATAGATATTCTTTTTCTATCATATCAAGTTCCTCAGGACGAAGATTGGGGTCTGGACGAAATTGTAGATATAAATCCCCTACTGTATTTATACCCATTGATGTATCATCTTTAGGAAAAATAATACTCCGAGAATGATTATATTCGCGATCAAACGTATCAAAAAAACGAATACTCCAAACATGTCTTGGCTTAAGTTCAAACTCTAATCCACGATTCCATTTGTGTGATCCAACAATTCGCGCAGTATTATCTCTTCTAACTTCTGGCTTGAGATTGGGTAATACATATGCCATATCCTGTGTGGCATTTCTAATGAACTCTTTAATTTGTCTATTAGAAGTCAGTCGAGGTTCAAACATATTATATATATGAGCGAGTAGCGTGACCACATGGTTAACTTTTTTATATATTCTTCTATTTACAGGTGTATTTTGCCAATCTCGTAAAACACCAAAATGGGCCATCCCTACTTAAATTTGAATATATTTTGTGGCATTTATGGTGGCAAAGATGCTTTCCTATAAATACAAGGAAGATGATGTGCTAGAAGTTGGAATTGATGAAGCAGGACGCGGCTCCCTCTTTGGACGCCTTTACACTGGCGCAGTAATTCTCCCTTTTGACAAAGATGATATCTTTGACCATGGAGCAGAACTCAAGCAGATTAATGATAGTAAGAAATTGACAAAGCGGCGCAGAGACATCTTGTACGATTATGTTAAGGAAGTTGCTCTTGACTGGGCTTCAGGCTATGCTGAACCAACGGAAATTGATGAAATGAATATTCTACAGGCAGATTTACTAGCTATGCGTCGCGCTGTTAGCAAACTAGAATTTACAGCAGGACGTTACTTGATTGACGGAGATACTCCGGTGAATTTCTCAAAATCGGGTTCTGTTATTGAAGAATACTGTATTCCTCAGGGAGATGCGAAGTTCATATGTATCGCTGCTGCATCCATTGTGGCAAAAGTGGAGCACGACCGTTGGATTCAAGGTATTTGTGCTGAGACACCAGAACTTGACACTAAATATCACTTACTGTCAAATATGGGATATGGAACAGCAAATCATATGCGTGGATTGAAAGAATATGGCGCTACTAGCCTTCACCGGAGGTCTTTCAAACCTGTTAAAGATGTGTTAGGATGGCTTGGTTCGCTCTAAGCTTTAGAGCATCCACCCCCATTCAAATGAATGTTGGGATCTTAGACTCTTAAAACCAGTTCTGCTGGCTGCGGTTGCGGTTCTGCTGGCTGCGGTTGCGGTTCTGCTGGCTGCGGTTCCTCTGGCTGCGGTTGCGCTGCTGCTGTTGCTGCTTCTGCTGCTGCTTCTTGGCAGTCTTGCCCTTGCCACCACGCTTGCCGGCCTTTGTCTTCTTAGCGCCACCCTGTTGCTTTAATGCGTTCATATTATATATTAAGGTAAGCGAAATAAATTTGAACGCAGACCATTTTTTTAGTTTATGTAGAATATTGTGAAATGCGTCTGCTCTTTGTTGATACGGAAACGAATGGTCTACCCCAGACACGCTGGGCAGATGAATCCGATTGGAAGAAATGGCCGGAGATTCTCCAAATTAGTTGGGAAATCTGGGAAGTAAAGGAAGGCACTGAGCCTAGTATTGTGAAGTCAGAAGATCATGTTCTTAAACAAGATCCGGAGATTAAGTGGTCTGCTGAGGCTGAGAAATTCCATAAGATTTCATTCGCAATGTGCCAGGCACAGGGAAAGGAATGGAATCCTGTTCTTAAAATGTTTCAGAAAGATTTGGAGAGATGCGATGCTCTAGTTGCTCATAATCTTGACTTTGACCGCAAGATTATTCGTGCTGCTCTATGGCGTTCCAAACTCGTACCATGGGCGTCTTTTAGCGGTCCTGGGATGGCAACAGCAAATGACCATATCGTTCTTGAACTCTGTACTATGCGGGGAGCACAGGGATTCTACAACTTTGGTCCAGACCGAAATGGCAATCCAAAAGCGCCCACGCTAAAGCAACTCCATGATGCTTGTATTCCAGGGACCTATGATTGTTCTGGTGCGGGTCCATGGCATGATGCTAAACACGATATTCATTGTGCTGCGCTCTGTTTCTGGGTTATGTGCCGGGACTTGAGATTTCATGAAATTCTACCCAAGTGTGCGCAGCTTACTGGACGCAAATTTACAACTGAAGAAGAGGATTTGCTTAACTCAATCAAGCCCTATACAGGAGTGTAACCAAGCAGATTCTTCTGCTCGTCGCTCCAGGCTATAAGGTCCCTGCATAAAATGACCTGTCTCAGCATCTATGCGGCATGCGACTGTCCATCCTTTTTTTCTGAGAAGCGTTGTCCATTTGAGGGGTTCCCAATACATCACCTCCGTATCATGGAGACCGCCCGACGCTAAGACAGGAACACCGGGGCCATCTTTTGTTGTTAGCAGAGGATCTAGTGCTACGGCAGCACGGAATCCATCATATTCTGAGGTATCAAAGAACTCGTCCATTTCCAGACGTAAGACAGGAATTATATCATTGGTTGAACCTTTTACAACATCTACAAAAGGGACCTCTGCGCACGCAGCACCACATAATCGCCTCGGGTTTGATACTTTTTGAACCGCATTCGCAATATGAAATCCTCCAGCAGATCGGCCATATAGAATTGTCTTTGCTGGTTTGATGTTGTAGAGTGCTTGAATCTGCGGAATGGCTGCGATATAGTCTAGCAGACCGACCATGCGATTATTTCCACGCGCCGCGTCCCAATCCGCAATTCCATTGTCTCCACCACCACGCACACAGATGAAAGAGATAGCGTACCCTTCTTGTAAAAAAGGTAAGAATCGTGGTATTAAATGTCCAGGTGTTGGAATACCATAGTGGCCATAGACATAGGCTATTAATGCTCGTGGCTCTGTGCCTTTTTTATAAACTGTTGTGACAGGAATATGGTGACCTTCGCGAACACAAATTGCGTACTCTGATTCTAAACCGAGGTCACTTGCAGAGCCTGCTTCCAACTTCACACTTAGGTCTTTATTAATTTTTAGTTGCTGGGGTCTTTGTGTGGGTGAAAACCAGAGAAATTTGTTATCTTCTGTGGAATCCAGCATAAGTAATTTGCCGGCTGTATTAGGTTGAAAAAGGACTTTTTCTTTACCATCACGTACAAAAGATAATTGAATAATTTGGTGTGTTAGTGTTTTACAGAAAAACCCATCGTTCTTTGGAAGAGGGTAAATATTGGTTATCTTCCGGTTTCCAACGATACTCCATACAATTTGTGTAGTCCGTACATTATATACAGCAACATCTGTCCACCAGTATGGATATGCGAATCCCAGTATATTCCGTTTACCATCAACCACCTTTTTACTGCTTATACTTGATAAATCAAGGACGTATAAATTCCGAAATCGCCGACCTTCTTGAAAGTACCATAGACGTTGTCCTACAATTTCGCAGGGCAGCACAACTTGATTTCGTGAACGGCTTTTAACAAGAGATTTACAGTGACCTGTGTCAAAGACTTCTTCTAAGGTATAAAAACGTTGGACTTCTTTACATGTTTGAACAATAAGTCTTCCTTTAGTTACTGTCATTGAACCGACATTATTTATGCTCCAAGCAATGCGTAAATCACTTTGGTTATATGCCGTTAACTTCTTACGTTCACTTCCTTGCCATTGCTCATCTTCAATAACCAGCAAATACTCCTTGAAAAAAGCATATTCGTAAATACAAGGCCAGACTCGTTTCTTATAGGTCAAGTGCTTGAGGTCATGGTCTAAATAGCGGACTTCTATGCCATTATCAATATGATGAGGTTCTCCTAGCATAGTCTCCTCGGCTTCCTGCAGAAGTTTCAACCACTTCTTTGTATTTAAGTGGCTAATAGATTTACGCCAACGAGCAGCCTCTTCTTTTATTGCTGTCTGCGTATCAGGATGGTCTAGATGCTCCATATAGGCAAGTTCGTCTTGATATTCAATAAATGGAAGTTTGACGATTTCCATCCCTCTATTAAGGTCGCTTAAACTATTTTTGCTTGAATATTATAGGTATCTAAGAGATCGTAATGGCTTTACCGGTTCAAACAAATCCATATATTACCGAGCATATTGCTTTCAAAGAACAGGAACAGGAAATTATGAAAGCAAGTCGTATGCTGGAAATTGAAGGAATTTATCATTGGAATAAACCCTTAAAGGAAGAAGTATTTGATGCTGTGCGTCTTTTCTGCGCTACGCATCGTATTGAATTTGGTATTCGTGTTTTTAATAGTGAAGCATTCTGGCAGGATAGAGAATGCTTAGTGCGGTTGCCTGCGTTTCATATTTATTATAAAGATGAATATGAAAAGTCATTTTATTGTGAAGAAGATCCGGCAGTCATGATACAAGAAGTTCTGCGCGATTTTAAAAATCTATCACGCGGGCAAAAAACTGTCTCGTGGTGGCCTTCGTTCAAATGGCCACTAAAACGGAAAAGGAAAGTACCAGTGGTTAGCTCAACAAATGTGGCTTAAAATGGTATATAATATAGAATCTAGTATAATGGCGTATATTTTTGAATCTAGAGAAAGAATGGTTCGTTTCTGTGTTCCACCAAATAGCATAATTGGTGAAGTTGGGGTATTCAAAGGAGAATTTGCTAAATTTTTATACAGCTTAAATCCTCAAAAACTTATTCTTTTTGATTTATTCCAAGGAGTAACAGCATCTGGTGACCAAGATGGTAATAATGTTCAATATGCTAATCTAGACGATGAATATAAAAATCTAAGAAATTGGTCATCAACACAACAAAATATTGTTCTTGAAAAAGGTGATAGTTCTTTGCTGCTTTTCAATTATCCAAATGAGTATTTTGATATGATTTATTTAGATGGAGATCATTCCTATGAAGGTGTTAAAAAAGATTTAGAACAGGCAATTCTTAAAGTGAAAAAAGGTGGATGGATTATGGGTCATGATTATGAAATGAATATGGTTAAAGCCCAAAACACATATACATTTGGTGTAAAACAAGCTGTAGATGAATTTTGTGTTAAATATAATCAGAAAATTATAGCAAAAGGAAATGATGGATGTGTCTCATATGGTATTTGCATTAGTAATACATAATACATTTAACATTTTTTCCATATGATCTATATAGTGACCGGGTTTTCCAGCACAGTCAATTAACATACAATTGTTAATATTGGTCATTGGTAAATTATTATAATGTACACAATATGGATTTAGGTTACATAGACGGGCTTCTTTTTTATCTATATATATATAATTATAAATTGCTCTATTGAATAATGGCTGTTCTAGAGTATAATAATTGGTTTTTACTTCATTATATTTTATAATCATTTTGAAGATATCAATAGCAAGAGATTTACCATATATAATAAATTTTCCAGCACTTAATCCTCTTATTTGAGAATTACACTTTAAAAATTCATTCTTTTCATTTTCCGGAATTCCTTCACTAAAATAATCATAATTAAAATCATTTTCTTCATGTATAACAATTGAATTTGGTTCCATTACTAATGTCGTAAATGTTTTATTAATAATAACATCAATATCAGTATAAACAAGTATATCATAATTATGAGCCAGCATAATATCACTACGAACTAATTGATTATATTTCAACATACATCCGTCCATTAATGTTTTAGGTTGTTCAGCTTCTATTAAAGTATATCTACCTAAAAGTAATTTAGCAATATTTTCAAAAGGAGTTTCATGTTTTAAGTAATTTAATGTATATCGGTCGCCTATGATCCATAAAGAATCATTTTCAGTAAGAGATTTTGATTTAACAACATAGGAAAACCAAATAAGAAACATTTGAATATACTGATTCTTATGAACCGGTTTATCTTCTAATGTGAATAGAATTGTGTATAAAAGTACAGATGGTGCCATTTTAAATATTATATGTATTTGGCTTAAAATAGTGCGTCTAGTTATTTTTAGTCTGGCGAAATGGTCAAGAAGGATTTGAAGGTCCTTATCATTTGTATGAAAACGGAAGCATATGGTTTATCAAAGGATGTGGAAATTCTGGAAACAGCACTCAAGGAGCGGGCTTTGAAAGCTACTGAAATAAATCTCATGATTGAGCATGTAGATCCGCGTACAACCAAAATTCCGTGGGCAGATGTAGCATTTCACATTGAGGTCCCTTGCCGTCTAGCAATTCCCTATGCTCGGAAGCATTATTTCATGGTGAATCCCGAATGGTGGTATAAGGAAGAGTGGAAGTGGACAGCCGCAGTGGAAGGAGCAACATTTATTCAGCGTTATCCCAAAGCAATTACTACACAGGATATGCCCGAAATATCAGCAGCTTCAGTTTTCACTCTGCTATGGCGTGCTCCTGCTGTGCTTCCACCGCCTGTTAAGAAGATTCGTCAGCGGACATTTGTCTGTTTCCTCGGTGCTTCCAAGCACAAATTGGCTGCCGCTCTTGAAGTTGTTGCTATTTGGCCCGCAACTGCTCCTCTTCTTAAAATCTGGGGCTCAGCAGATGTAATTGCTAAACTCAAAGAAGTCTGCGGGGAGCGCACGAATATTGTCCTAAGCAGTGAACATATTAGCAATGAGGAAGTTCTCAAAACACTAAGTAATAGCGAATATTGTCTCCTGCCTTCTCAAGCAGAAGGATTCGGTTATGCTCTATGCGATGCGATGAGGACGGGATGTCTACCGCTTTGGTCGGATGTTCCAGCATATCGGATTTTCTTGGACGATGTAATGGGTTCTAATGGACAGATGATAACATCGGATGGAGTTGCATGTGAATTTTTGGCTGCTCCTCGTCCTCTCAAAACCAAGTCATTTAGCATAGCACTACAACTTCTGCTGGAGATGCCGCAGGATGACATTTTTGCTACAAGAAATCGGCTTATTTCTGCGTTAAATGAACGTACAACTATCTTTAGACAGCACAGCCAATTACTCTGGAATACAATGCTTCGTGACTTGGAGACGCTTCCTGCGCGTCCCGGTTTTGGTGCTGCTCCTTCTTCTCCATTAGTAGGTGCGGATAATCTGCTTCCTCGTGTAGGAGTAATTACTCTTACATGGAATCGCCCCCATTGGATGAAGTTGGCTTTCCAGACTATTCTAGCACAGAGTTGGCCACTGGAACGTCTAGTATGGACCATTGTAGACGATGGTTCATTTGGCAAACGCGTAGATATTGAAGTTGGTAAATTTGCTGATGCAAACCCGCGTCTTACGATAGAATATGTAAGTCTTGGAAAGAAGACGCACATTGGCGGAAAGCGTAATCGCGGTATTCGGCGTGTTCTTGAGAAATATCCAGAAACGGCGTATTTCTGTATGATGGACGACGATGATGTGTATTTTCCGCATGCGATTCGTGATCGTGTAGCGTGGCTTTCTAGTACAGGAAAAGGCGCATGTTATGCTAGTGTATTACCTTTGTATGATCTTACCACATATACAAGTGCTATTAATGTGCCGCCTCTTTCTCTTGGACCGGCTAAACGCTGTAGTGAAGCTTCAATGGCTTTCACGACGGAGTTTTGGAAGGCACGGGAGTTCCCAAACACAGTAAGTATGGCAGAAGGAGAAGCATTCTTTGCTGGAAGGGAGACAGAAACGGTGGAGATTACCCCGCAGGGCATCATTGTTTCTCTTTTACACGCGCAGAATACGAGCAGCCGCGGAATCAGAGCGTCGGCAGATAATAAAGAGCAACAGAATGGTTGCCACTACGGATTTAGCGACGAGTTTTTCTTGTTCTTGCACGGCCTCGGCGCGGCCTCCGTGTCCGCTGCTGCTGCGGCTGCCGAAGACGAGGTGAAGGCGAAGCAGAAGGCAGCGTTCCTTGCTGCGAAGGAGAAGCAAAGTTCCGTAGAGCCGCCGCCAGTTTCGGTGGAAGCTGCTTCTCTTTTAAAGCCGCAGGAAGAGACGCAAACCCCATCGGATTCTTAAAGTTGAACATTTTCTCTTTCGGATAATTGGATAGAAAACGGACAAATCGGATTTTGTCATTTGTTCCCGCAGTCTCTTTTAGAACCTTAAGAAACGCAGGGTCTAACAGCGCTGTTAATTTAGAATCCTTCACAATGGGATCAATAATATCAACTGTTGTAACTCCGTGTTTATCCAAAATTGTTGAGGGATTATCCATGTGTGATAAGGAAGCAATAAGAGCATCCACTTGAGGGACTTGTCCTTTAAGAGTTTTCTTTGAGACTTTCATGAGAACCGGCGACATTTCTTTAACAAATGCTCCAACTTCGGGAAGAATATCATCATCCAGTAGTTTTACGGATTTATTCAAATCTAGAATCTGATCTTTGGGGAATTTATGAATCCATGTTTTAAAACCACTTTTATTATTTTTCTGTACAAAACCTTCCAGTTGATTTAAGAAATCTTCTTGAAAGTAACTGCGAATACCGTCGGGCTGGAGCCGAAGAAGGGGTCCAAATGCTTCTTGCATAGTCAACCCTGCGTCATCCAAGAGTTTATCGGGAACATCAATATATTCACACGCATCAATGAATTTCTGCCATTGCGGCTTTGCTGCGTCGGGAAGAACTGTTTTAATTTTATCTTTATTATCAAGAACTCTCTTGAGAAGTTCATACATGCGGGCAACAACTGATTTTCCACATTTGGCTTCAAGTGTCTCGGGTTCTGCGATAACAGGAACACCAACTATACTTTTAATTAGTATTGAAGCGGCTTTTCTATGAGGCCATGGAAGAGCAGTCTGTACTTTCTTAATAATAGATTCTGGCAGAAGATAAATATACCACGGGTCGCCTTCGGTGATTTTCCGGATGGCGACTTGAACAGGGGTCAAGCAGAAAATGGGGGAATCACTGAATAGAGTGCGGATTTTATAGAAATCTTGAACTTCAAGACGCATAATACCCGAAACGGGTGTGCCACTAACAACATATAATAGGTCGCGGACTTTAGCAATTTGTTCTTGTTTAGGCATGACGAAAGTGACAAGCCACCAGACAAATGCGCGACCAATGTCACGGGGTGTATTGAGGGCTATTGCTAGAATCTGATTTTTAGTCTCGGGACTTATGAGCGTCAATGTATTGAGTACCATCTTCCATCGCATACTGGACCAATAACCGGATTTAACTGACCCATATAAAGTTAGAATTGCATGTTTCCAGTCGCCGCGGGCTAATTCAATAAAGGCCATGATTGTGGAAAGAGCAGGGGAAATCCAATTGAATAGGACATCGGGTAGAATCGTCAAAATCATACGAATTAATTCAACGAGCAGAAGAATTAGAGAAATTGCTAGTTGTGTAGGAATCGGCATTGTGGGTGTTACAAAAGGTCTCATTTTGTCAACTGCCCAAACACCAATGCGGCGTGAAACTGCGTCATTAATACGGTCAAGCGCATTCACTGTTGATAAGCTGCCGCCTACAATATCATCAAAATTGTATTCCATATGAACAAGATGTTGGTCACCGGCGTGGCGTTGTGGCGGCAACGATTTTAGACCTCCCCAAATATCTTTTACTTCAAAAATAAGTTCTTCTAACCATGGAAAACGCTGAATCAATTTGGCGAACATACCACCACCTTGCGTAACCATAGCTCCTCCGTGTTGTCTGCGGTTCTCTTTAGCAGCTGCTGCTTCAGACCAGTCAATGGATGCAAACATTTCTGTAAATTTTGCAGCTTCTTCGGTATTCAAATCTAATTCAAGTGCTAGAGCATCGGCTGCTGTTTTGGTGGGTAGCTGATTAATTGTAATTGCTTCATAGAGAACAGCCCATCCTAGTAGAATCTTTCGTAGACCATCAAAAAACACATTTGGTTTATCTTTGAATTCTGTTTCAGAAACTTTTAAGTTTTGTAAAAGTTTTTCTCGTGATGGTGCTTCCATCCCCTATTTTAAGACCTTTAAATTAATTGGATGTAGACTAATAGAATGGTGGAAGACTGTGTAGTCTGCGGTGAAGCAGTAACACCAGAATGTAAAGGATATAAATGTAGCCATGGGCACGAATATCACCGAATATGTTTAACTACTAGCACAAAAAAGAAGATATGTCTAGTCTGTGAAACACCGGTTAGATTACCATATGCTCCACGAGCGCCGCGGCGACTGGATAGAAAACCGCGATCTTTTTTATGTAAAGGTAAAACTGCTATGGGTAAGAAATGTCGTAATAGAACATACGCAGGATACTGTCATTTACATAATGCGGCTCCTGCGGATACAATTAATATATAACTTCATTTATTAAAAGAGGAAGGAATGAGTAATTCAACTCATGGCTCACCATTATTAGGTCCATTAGAATATGCTGTTGGTATGTTGGCTCCAGCAGAGTTTTTGGATTTGAATGCGGGTTCTGGAACTAGTAATGAATCAGCATCACGTCTTTCTACAAACATAGGAACCGCACGTAGTCTCCAGCAACGATTTATGAATGAAGTCCAAGGGGCTTCTGGTTCCGATGAGCGAGATTGGTTGCGCATATGGCGAAAGAAGATTCGGGAACCTATTACACGATTCAATGATGTGTTCTTTGATTTTTTGATTAAAGACCGTGAAGGGAAAGATCAGGAAAGCATCACAAAGATGAAGCAATTGATTACAAGAATGTCTAACAATATTCCTGCTTCAGGACGCTCATATTTCCCTGAACTCGGATGGGATATTAGTATGAATACAGTGAAACAGGAATTAGAAGAAGATTTAGATATAAATTTAGAAGAATTTAAGGAATCGCAGAAAAAGTTGTTGCGGGTCTACAGTGAAACATTAAAAGATCTTTTTGTTGTGGATGCTCGTCTACAGGAAAAAATCGCAAAAATGAATCAAGTTGTGGATAAAGTTCAAGCATTTATGCAGTTAGAAGCAAATTCTGAATTGGATGCTATGGCCGAACCTACTGCGAATTATCTAGCAGCCATACTTAAAAATAATGATATAAGTAGTGATTTTATTCATTTTATGATTAAATATAAACACTGGATAGCACTCTATGATACAATTCAATTATCTCAGGTCGCGGCTCCTAATGGTCCTCCAACCTGCTGTATCTGTACTGTGGCCGATATTACGCACGCAATGATTCCTTGCGGCCACACTTTCTGCTCGGGCTGTATTAATAAGCAAATGAGTCTTTGTTATCTCTGCCGGACAAGCGTGCGCGACAGACTAAAACTACATTTCCCGTGATTCTTCAACCTTGGGTTCTAGGAATTCATGCTGGAAAGCATGGGGTTTTAGTCTTTCTAGTCGTTCTTTTTTTTCAGGAAATTTCAGTGAAAGTTGCTGTAAAATATATTCTCTTCGTTTTGCTATGAGCCGAATGAAGAATTGACGGGATTGAGTGTCTTCTATGTCTGCCATTTGTGTTTATAGTTAGGGTCGCAGCTCCATCAATTTTTTATTTGTAGGGTATCGCGTGTAACTAATAATAATTTAAGGAGATAGTAGAGTAATGAGTCAGGACGAATACATTATTTCACATATGAGTGAAACCGCATTACAACAGCAAGGAGGAGCCATAGTTCCAGCAGACGATGTTCCCGAAATTTCCGTTTTACCTAATTATCTTAAGGAATGGCTAACACTAGAAGATGATCTAAAAGTATTGAGTGCTGCTGTGCGGGAAAAGAGAAAGCGTATGGGTATTTTACAGGGACTTATTACGAAGACCATGAAGGGGCATAAAATAGCACGCGTTAATATTAAAAGTGGGGCAATTCTATATCAGAATAAACAAACAAAAGAATCTATGGGCAAAAAGTTTATTATATCTAAGTTGACGGAGTATTTCAAAGGCGATATTGTTAAAGCAACTGAGATTTTTAATTATCTTGAAGAACATCGTGGAAAGAAGAGCAAGGAGAATATTAAATTAGAGCGTGATTAGTAGAAATGACACTGCGTATGCTAAGCCCACTCGTGGATAGTGTTGTCAAAATGGATTTCCGGGAAAACTTTACGAATCATGTATTGGATGCTGGAGCAATAAATCCTGCTGCATTCCTTATTGCTCTTTTATTTGTTCTAGTAATTGATGTTAGTATTATTTATTGGCTATGGAATCATGTAGTTGTAAATGTCATTACAATTGCAAAACCCATTAAGAGTATCTGGACCGCAGCGGGTCTTCTTTTTTTCTTATTAATTGTACACACTTAGGTTTACATAAATGTAGATGTTGCCCGGAGTTCTTCTAGAGCACGCGGCTCATAGAATGCCGGGTCGCGTACACCATCGGGTATATCAAGTTGGGGTTGAGTTTTAAGGCATTTATCTAACATGACTGCCTTAAGACTTCCAACATTAGATTCAAGTTCTTGGATGGCTGATTGTGTTACCGCAGGATAGTAGGCATCTAGACCCTTAATTAATTGCCTTCCGCGAATTAAATAGCGGTCAGTGGCCAGTTCAATATCACGTTGACGAATGGCCTTCTTATGGCAGCGACCTACAAGAGTAGCCGCGGGTTCAACATCCTGCTCTGTTGAATAGGGAACATCAATGGATTTATAAACGCGACCAATACCTTCATTAATATCAGTCTTAACTGCTGTTATTTTTTGAAAAAGAACATCTAATTCACGTTTCTTTACATTATATTCAGAGGCTGTTTCATACGAGCATGCTGGATATGTTTGGCCGCTAGCAAAATTCTCGTACAGAACTCTACGAGGATATAATTTGGCAAAAGCAAGTACTACAAAAAGAAAAAATAATAATGAAATTTCATACATCATTCTGTATCTCTATACTATGTGTTTATAATCCTCAACGGCCACGGCCACGGCCACGACCCCTTGTCGCTGTAGGTGCCGCAAGACCAGTAGGTGCTGCTACAGGTGGCAGAATGCCTTCAGCAGCAGCCGGGACAGGAGGAAGTGCTGGAAGTTGCGCCGCAGTACCAGTAATTGTCAGCCAATCCCGCTCCATTGTATCAAGCAGACCCAGAAGAAAGCGAATAACAGCCACAATGGCTCGCCGTGCTGTCATTTCTCCATCCGCCTCTGAACCGATTTCCAGAGTCAATTCCTTCTTGAGTGGATGACCCATCTTATAACCCGCATAGGTGAGACGTGGGGCCTGATCCGCCATAATATGACGCTCAACTAGATACGTCTGGAGTAGATTTCCAAGAGTATGGTCCTCTGTGTTATCAAAGATAACCTCAACACCCTTACGATGTCCCAGTGTGGGCTGAATACGAACATTTGCTGGAATCTGCATATCAAGAGTCTGGTATTTCTGAAGCATTATCTTGATTTCACGGATGCCGCGATGAACAACTGCGGGCACGCTCATAAGTCCATTTGTCTCAATCTCAAAGTCAAAACTGTAGGGCTCATTCTCCTCATCTACCAAGAAGCAACGCTGGATTTCTAGTGTAGCCCACTCCCTCTTTAGGTTATTAAGTTGAGCCGGATTTACCTGACTTTGCTCATTAATCTTCTTTGACTCCTTCAGCCAATTCTGAAAGAACTCTTCCTGCCGAGTACGGTCGGGATCAATTGTATGTCCATATGAACACTGGCAGATAGGAGAATATCGGACATTCTCTTCACCCGTAGATACACTCGGATACGCAACTAACTTGATTTTTTCTAGACTATCAGCCGACCACTGTGGCCGGAGATGAGTAATCATGATTGGCTCCTTTGTAGTTGCGTCAACTGGAAACCATGCGGCGTTTCCTTCTGGTCCTAAATCCTTCCAGCCCTCCGCATCCTGAACAAAGATACGCATGTCCGCAGTTGTAACCATCCGCGACTCCTGTGTAGGATTTGCTACTTCAAGTTCAACACGATACTTTTTGGGGTCAAAATCGTCAACCGCTGCGACATAGATAGGAATCATCCCAATGCGATGAGCCAGCATTTCATTTGGTAGAGGCGTTGTATTCTCCTGAATATGAACCTCTGACTGCTCAGGCGGCTCTGTGCGAAATCCAATTGTGGGAACCTTACATTGAATAATACGAACAAGAGTATTTGCGATTGTTGTATGACTAGGCGCTAGTGTGAAGGCCGCCCGCTCCTTCTTCGTCGCATCTGTCATGAGGGAGGCCCCCGATTCTGTATAGTTGCTAAACATTCTGCCTTATCTTATTCACAGGAATATGTTCAAATTTATTCACAAACACGCGTAACTCTAGTTCCATGAAAATCGTCATCCAAACAAGGGATGCCACACTTGTGCTTTTACTCCGAGAAATGCCGATTCTCACAATCATTTCTTGAGGAGGTTAAACGAGCCGGATACCAATCAGAATTTAAATTTATTTGTGTTGATCCCGATGCTTCTGGTAAAAGGCCGCCGATTGTAGATAAGGGACGTGTAGAAAAATGGTTAACAGCTGTTCCTACACTCATTATTGATGGCGAAACTGGGCCTCGTACAGATGCGGAAGTCTTTAATTGGCTCTCAATGAGGAAACTGCAGGAGGGGCGCTCAGGTCTTTCTTCGGGTGCTCCTGATAGTGTTGGAACTGCTTCCGAACCTGTCGCTTATGGAAATGAACTGGCATCTGGAAAGTGGTCAGATTCCTATAGTTTTTTTGGTCAGCAATTTGATGTGGGAAAAGGACAAGGGTTTGACCCTATTCCACGAAACTTCGGTCAACTCCAGGAGGGTACGGGAAGTATTACCGGAATTGGTGGTCAAACCGCAGGACAAGTTGTCGCATCACAGTCGCAGCGTAGTAAGAAGGAATTGGCTATGGATAAAGCATATGAAGATTTTCAACGAAAACGGGATCAAGATACTCCCGCACCCTTTGCTCGTAAATAAAATGCTTAAAGTTTCTAGCATAAATTACAATTAGGGTTATGGACAAACAGGCGTCTTCTTTGAGGAGGTTTACCAAGACTCTGATAGGATTTTTTGAAATGCTATCGGATTCCTATCCAGAAGAACGTGATATTCGTTTAGCTACAGATGGTTTGAAGGCAATTGATGCGACTAATCCACGGATTTTGCTGACACTGTTTATGAAAAATGTATATCCTACCTTCCGAGACCCCGTATTGTCCAAGAATGAGGAAGTATTGATTAAACTAGGGCAAGATGTTCTACAGAATAAGTTCAGTGAAATGTCATTTGCTTTCTGGATTTTTGACAAGCATTGGAAAACCATGTCAGAACCAGATAAAGATAAGATTTGGAAGTGGTGTACTGCTTTAGTACTTCTTTCTGAGCGTGCGGCGGCTTCTCCGTGATTTACGGAAGCTTGGGTCATTGTATCCGGAGGATAATCGCGGAAGAGAACTATTCTTCTTAAATAATTTATTGTAATTGTCATTCGTACCATTACGACTTAGTATAGGTAATCCTGCTGGTGTCATGCTTCTTTGATTATTACCCGTAGGATTATTATCATTTCTGGATAAGATAGGTAATCCATAAGCTGTTGGATCTTGATTGATTTCTCCAGTCATAGACGGGATACCAACTCCGGGTTGCGAACCAGACCCCTCAATACGAACAGTGCTACCAGCAATAGGATTTGCTGATAATTCTCTGGTCATATCTCCCGTTGGATACGATTTCCGTAATCCAACAATATAACTGTAAATTAAATCAGTAAGACGATTCATTTCATTACGTGCTTTACCGTATTTCCCTAGAATCTCAATCAGTTGGACATATTCGGCCGGAACACCATCATATTTTGGAAATAGATTACGGATTGTGCTGTTATCTTTTAAGATTGATGATGTATATAAAGTAATATTTGCCTTTATTTTTTCAGGGTCACCAGGTGCCATAAAGGCTGTATTAATTGCCTCAAAGAGTTGCCGTTCATTTACATCTTGTAAGGATGATTTGACTTCGCCTTCTTTTTCTTGTATGGCAACTATTTGTGCTCGTAGAACATCTTCTGGATTTCCACCTCTTTGTTTTTTTAACCTACGTGTTTGTGAAGGCATCCCTAATGCGGTAGGAGAAAATATTAAAAAGAAGAGACAAAAGCAAGTATGTCGCAACAGATTGAAATACAGAAACGTTTTCTGGCAATTGTTACGCAGTTTACAAATGAACTAAGTTTATCATATCCTGAACTTGAGAAGGGAGTTGCGGCTTATATGAAGCGTAAGGATCATATTGAGGCTTTTTCTCCGCTGGCATCTGCTTTAAAAGCACCCGTAGCTGCTCGGGACGATTCATTTTTCCTAAAGTCAGGTGCTGGTAAAAAGGGAATTGAAATTTTACCTGGAATCTTTTTTTCGGCTAAGCTCTGGTCTGATACAAGCAAGGAGACACGTGTAGTATTCTGGGACTATCTAGCATCGCTCATTCTTCTAAATACAATGTTTAGTGTGCCTGCGCCTTCTACTACGGCTTCTGCTACGCCTGCTTCTGCTGGCAAGGCTGATACAGAGACGGAAGAAAGCGCAATGCCCGACTTTGATGACATTATGAAGGAAATGGCCACTAATTTCAAATCTGAAGAATTCAAGGGAATTTTTGAGAACATGAAGAATATGTTCAAGGATTTGAGTGGTAATATCCCTCCATTCGCAGACGCCGAAGGAGAGGAAGGCAAGAAGCCCTTTGAAATGCCTAAGATCCCCGACCATCTTCAGAATGGACTCATTGCTAAGATAGCAGCGGAGCTAGCGGGAGAATTTAAGCCGGAAGATCTTGGAATTGATCCGGAATTAATGGAACGTATGAATCCTATGCAGATCTTAGAGCATCTTCAGTTTGTCTATACAAACAATCCCGAACTATTAACGGAGGCTATGAAGCGTGTTGCAGGTAAAATTAAGGATAAGTTTGCCTCTGGTGCTTTGAACCGAGAGGCTCTTATGCGGGAGGCTAAGGAATTAATGACTTATTTTACAGATAATCCGGCTTTTAAGGAGATGTTTGATTCAATGGGAGGACTCTTTGATAATCCCTTTATGGGCGGTGGTGGTGAAGGAGCAAAGGGGTCACAATCTGAACGCCTTCGGGCTGCTCGTGAACGTCTTCGCAAGAAGGCCGAGAAAAAGAGTAAAAAGTAATTTCGTGGACATACGATAGGGAAGAGAAATGCAGTGTAGTTCATTTTTCACAGACGATATTTCTATACTATGGCGTGAAGGCGATGACTTTTTCCCGTTTCATGCGCGGGCTCGTCGGTGTACAAGCGTGGCTCTTAATAGTTTTACACGCTTCGGTATACTCCTTGGTGTTATTCTATCTCTGCTTCGTCTTGATTTTCGTTATTTAATCATAAGCATGTTATTCCCCCTTCTAGCAGTAGGTGCTTTCTACGGAATGAAAACTAAAGATACGCTTCGTGAAGGATTTCAAGTTGGAACAGGAGCTGTTGTAGCCGATAAAGTTGTAGCCGATGTTATCGGAGTTCAAGACCGCACCGGACCCAATGCTCCGAATCCTTTTATGAATGTGTTGATGGATGAAATTAATAACAATCCCGCAAAGCCTCCGGCTATTTACAGCAATTCTCCCGCAGTTAAAAAGGAATTAGATGCCTATTTTCAAACTAGTATCTACAGCGACCCTGGAGATGTTTTTCAGCGGAATCAAGGGCAGCGCCAGTTTGTAACTCCTCCTAGTACATCTGTTCCGAATGATGCGGGCAGCTTTCAAGACTGGCTTTTTCGTGTACCTGAAAAAACATGTAAAGAAGGAAATATGAGCGCCTGTGTTTCAGTGAATAATTCGGGACGTTTTCCGCATCTTACATAAGTATTTTTTTATTGACCTGGGTTAGAGAATGGCCGCCAATACATTTCAAATAAATCAATTCACACGTGTCCACGATGATAGATGCGGAGTTGACAGTTTCTACCGCCAGTCTGTTGGACCTGGTTTCTGGGCGACTACTAATCTAGTACCCAACGCGGCTACAGTAATCCCTCAGGCTCTTGATAACCCGACGATTATTGCGAAGGAGGGATATGGGCTTCTGCCGAAGAATATTGACAATGATAGTATTTTACGCAATCACGCCGTGCAGGAAAATCGTCAGCGTTGCCCTATCCACCCGCAGGCCCGTCCTTTCGTGACGGTTCCCTATATGGGCCGCGGACGTGGTGAGCCTGTGCTAGAGGCTAAGCTCCAGCAGAGTGAATTTATTCGTACAGGCAAGGACTGTATGACGGTTACGGATAAGCCGTTTGCGCAGCAATTCACGCCTTTGCTGCCTCATGTTGAAAGAAATATCCAAAATTCAGTTCACATTATTCCGGAGGACGCTGCTTCAGGTTGGGTTCAAGGTGGTATTCCCAGCAGACAGTATATTCGCGACTTGAATGTATAAATTGTATAAGAACGTTATGAATATATAATACATTTTCCCAAAATAGGGCAATGTATGATATATCAATATATGGACTTGGTAAGCATCTTATAAAAGATGACTTATCAGATTTATCTAATAATTTACCTACCTGGAAAGACCTAATTCCGATTATGCGCCAAACAGCAAGTTTGCCGGATTATCAGACATTGAGTTTTGTTATTGAAGATGTTAGCGGCAATTCATGGCTTCCGGCATTTCAGTGGGAAAGTCTATTATCTCAAGGGACATATGGAAAAGTTTATAAAGGAAACCGTGTTGTATATCGTCGTCAAGGGACAACTCAACAATATAAATTATTATCTGGAACTGAACATATTGTTCTTAAAGAAATCTCTATTCCACATAATATAATTCCCGAAGACCATGAACGTGAAATAAAAGCCATCATGTATGAAGCCACAATTCATGGACTTGTTACACAGTTTTTTAAGAAAATTAATTGGTCATTTGCTGTGCCTGGTTTATATGAAATTTTTTCACGCGGGGCTCAGAGTACTACCTCAATTTATGATGTAAAAGAGGTTGTATTTTGTATGGAATATATACGCGGTCTTACACTCTTTGAATTTTTAAAACAGAATTTGATTATGGGTGTACAAAAGAAAAATGATGCTTTCTACTTGCGTATTCTAGCAGAGATCGCCCTTCAATTACGGGAAATTCAAGTAAATCTGCGGATGAATCATCGGGATATGAAGGTGAATAATATTCTAATTAGGAATCGGAAACCGGATTGGATTGCCGTTTTTGAAAAGTTCTATCCTCCTTTAGTTGATTTTGATTCATTTAATTTTAATGTAGTGCTAATTGATTATGGATTTGCTTGCGTTGCTTGCGGAGATTCTCATGATATGCCGGAAATGAGTTTATTGGAAGCGGGTTCATGGTTTGGCCCTACTGATTCCTGTTTTAAATCGGGAAGAGACTTGGTACAATTCATTTATTGTATGGAATGCTATTTTCCGCGGCGTAGATATTTTACAGATTCGTTTTGTGCTTTGATTGAGAAATGGTTGACAGTTCCTTATTCAGAGGGAACTTCTCATTTATGGTTGGGTATAACTCCAAATGGAAAACCGTATACTTCTCAGCGGCCACTCATTTTTGATACGGGAATCTATGAATTTTTAAGACGCACAGAGGTGAATCCTTCCCATTGTGCTCCTCAAACTATTTTGGATGATATTCACGCATTTTATGTTGCTAATTAAAGGCTTGGTCTTAGACCAGGTCTTCCTGTAGGAAATAAAGGAGTTGCTTCAGCAGGTCTTCTGACCGTAACAGATTCAGCGGGGTCGCTTGCAAGATTTGCGAATTGAGCATGGCCTCTTGGTGCCGGTGATCCTGCTGGAGGGCCTGGAGATTGTGTCCTTAATGGTGTTGCGGGTGGTGCTGGTGCTGATGGTGCTGATGGTGTTGCGGGTGGAGGTGCTGGTGCTGATGGTACTGGTGCTGATGGTGCTACTGCTGGAGGTGCTGGTGCTGATGGTACTGGTGCTGACAGTAATCCACTCACGGGCCCTCTAGCCGCGCTAGCGACTAGTGGTGCTATTGGTTCGGCTGGACGATGAGGGCCCGATTCATCTAAAATAGGAACATCCAAATATATATTTGGCGTTGTTTCACACAGTGGTTGATGAGTTTCAACCCGTTGACGTAATTCATTTAAATATGCCAACAGAGAAGGATATTCAGTTCCACCACGATTTCCTTTTAATGTATGCGATCTATCCGCAGTCCATGCTTCTCGCCGATTAGGTTGAACACCATTCCTAAATGCGTAGATACTTACATAGTTCATAAATGTTGCTGCGATCTCAGTGTAATTAAAATAGTCTGATGACGAACGTGCTAAATTAGTGGATAAAAGTTTAGTATCAACAAAATCTAAGAAAAATCGTAGACCCCGTATATCAACACGTTTATCTGAAATAACAGGATCGCCTATAAGAATACCATCATATCTTTGTAGGTTCTTTTGTCTAACTACTCTAAGTTCCTGCGTATAAACACATAATGCCTTTTTCGCACAATCAATCATTAGACCTTCTATAAAATGTTGTGTAATGAATTCATTGCGTATACCATCGTCAATTATAAATATAAAAGGATTTAATCGTGTTCTAACAGACATTCCTATAGGAAATAAACTTTGGTAATCAATCTTATAATAGGCGTCAAATAGACTAATCTCATTTAAAAGTGAATCTGAGACTGCGATTTTCTTAGGACCTGAAGGAAGATTATAACTCTGCTTCCATGTTGTAGTTTTTGTAGCCATTGATTGTTTAGAATCAAGTGATCCAACTCTGCTCAATGTATCAAGTATCCATGCATTAATAAATAAATCAAATCTTGTCGCTGGATTTTCCCACCATGTTCGGTCAATAGTATTTGTTAAATTCTGTAACCATTTGACTTCACGCCATGCCTGAGAAGGAGCGTACAGCATTAATTTCCAATATGCGTAGGCATTTATGGCTTCAAGAGTTAGTTGGTCAAAGCGTTTTAAATCATCCATATTATCAGTACGAAGTTCAATACTATCTGTAATCTGGCCTCCAGCAAATTTAATCACACCATATTGATTTGCGGCATTATCTATAAATTTATTAGCAGTGCCGAGAACACGAATAATCCGTAAATCTCTTATATTGAAAGGGCCCTCTTCACCGAATGTATGACCAATAATTTGTGTTATCAATGTGTTGATAATGCCTAAGTAATCTGATATAAGCCGTTTTTCATTATCGTCAAATGTATTTGCTATTCTAGCAAGAACACTTCTTGTTACCAGATTTGAAGTGAACGCACGTTCATTAACCTGTGTAATAAATCCCACCATTTCACCATTGATTACTTCAATCATCGTGTTAAAAATAACATTAATTGATTCCATATAAGTTTCCTCATTAAATTGCGGGGCCTGTGCGGCGGCGGCTGCTATAGAAGTGGGAGCTTCATCACCTTCTTGGGGGTGTAAAATAATTCTAATATGCTCTTCAATTTCATCTTTAATTTCTTCTATTCTTACGTGTAGTCCAGCAACTGTCGCAAGTGTTACAGCCAGTAAATTAATAACTTGCGGGTCATAGCGATTTTCAATACCAATTTGCTTAATACGCGCCGAAGTCTTTTGAGCAAGTGCCAATGGTTGGTCGTTGCGAATAAAACGACTCTTAATTAATTGGGAAATAGGCCCTGTAAATAGAAGTTCATTAATTGCTCGTTGATTAAGGGATCTTATGCTTTCGCGAATTATAGTAACCATTTCAACGCGTATTTCTTCAGCCTTGGCGGCTATTTCTTGTTGTGCTGCGTTCGCATCCATCTCTATTCTTTACCTGCGGATTTACTTAAATTTGAATACCTAAAAAAAAGTTATATTGGTTAAACAGAAGATGAGTGCCGCAGTAGAAGATTTTGATGAATTGAATGAGCAGGATGAGGATATCTTTGAAGAGGAGGATGTAATTGATACGGAAGACTTGGAAGAGGTGGAGGAGCTTCCCGCTGAGAAAAAGCAGATTCAAGAATTACTGTATAGGGGATTTTCGGGAAAACTGCGTGAAGATGCGCATAAACTACTCCAGGCACATCCTGAGATTCAAGCAGACTATATGGAAATCATTCAAGAGCGACTTCCTGTGAAGGATTTACCTATTCTTAATGATCCGAATCATAAGACATATCCCTTTCTGACACAGTATGAAAAGACGAAGATTTTGTCCCTAAGGGCCAGTCAGTTGGCACATAATTCCCGACCTTTTATTGAGGTTCCCGCACATGTATCTGATGTTCATGAGATTGCGCGTCTTGAGCTGGAGGCGAAGAGGATTCCGTATATTATAAAGAGACCTCTGCCTGACCGTACGTTTGAATATTGGCGTCTACAGGATTTGATTATCCTTTAATGCGTGTTTTGACCAATTTATAACTTCTTTTTTATTAACGAATACTTGATACGAAGCATAGGCAAAAGGGCTCAATATAATAAGCGGTGTGTGATGCCAGAAACCATTAGACACCGCATATCCAAATCCCGCACCAAACATAATACAATAGGGTATAGCACTTGATTTTTGTATAAATTGCGTAAAATTTTGTATGATAGGTTGAGGTAAGGTCATTCTTACACCTATGTTTGAAATTTTCTATCTTATATTACCATATCGTAACCCTATTCTCCGGTGAAACCCACAATGTATCTCCCTGCTTGAGTCCATATGTTTCATAGAATTCCGGAAACTGTGACAGGATTTTATTCACTCTTAGCTCCGGCGGTGCGTGCTTATCAGATTTAGACGCTACTTCCGCCTTCTTTTTTCTGTCTTTATTTCGCCATGATACAGCATACGATGTGAAATATTCTTTTAGCATTTTATGGCGTTCAGCTGTGGTCTTCCCCTGCATTTCTCCTCGTAGTGCTTCAAGGGATATAGATACGCCGCCTAAGTCCGCAATATTTTCCATAAGAGTCAGTTTTCCGTCAATTACGGAATCCATGTATTTTACGCTGAAAAGGTTTTCAATCTGTTTGGATTTCTTTTCATATTCCTCCTGCTCTTCCTCCGTAAACCACGGAGAATAATTTCCATCAGCATCGTGATTTCGCCCATCGCTATCAAATCCGTGTGTCATTTCGTGCGCAATAACATTTCCAATGCCTCCTAGGTTCCAAGCAGTAGATCTGTTAGAATCGTAGAAGGGAGGATTTAGAATTCCAGCAGGAATTGTCATTTCATTGGAGTCGGGATAGTAAAAAGCATTTACTTCAAATGTAGATGAATCCCAGTATACCGATTTATAGGGGTCATGTGGCCCTATATCTTCAATTCCGTATTGTGTATCCTTTTCATTTATGCTAAACAAATTTCGCAGCATCTGCTTATCGGAAAAATCTTCACCGCGACTTTCATCCCGCCACACTGTTGGAAACGCCACTTTGAATCCCATTTTATTCATTTTTTGAATTGCTTTAATCTGTGTTTCGGGACTCATCCATTCTATATCACGGATACGGCGATTTGCTGCTTTTTTAAGTATATGAACAAGGTCGGTGGCCGCATCTTTTACGCGTTGATGGACATATTTTTCCGTGTAGGGTTTGGATAACATTTGCGGCAAATGCGTGGTTAAAATAGTCATCATAATACGATCCACATTGCTAGGCTTGACTGCTCCCTTCAGTGCTGTTCCGTAGAAATTAAAATAGTGCTGGTAGACTTCACCGGAAATAAAACGACCCATTGTGAGAACAGCAGAGCCCATTAGCCACAGTTTCATCTTTTCAATGTCATTCTTGAATACATTATTAATATACTGGAGAAATTTGCGACTTGTTACAAGAAGAGCGTGATTTTCTAAGGTCTTTTCAGTTACGCCGTATCCTTTAAAAAGTGTTAGCCAAGGTACATCGGGGAATTCTGCTTGAATTTCATGCCATGTCATCTGATTGTAGCGGTTAGGCGTGTCGTCTTCTTCTATCGGCGTGGGCAAAACCTTAGCCGCATCAATTTCAATATCAATAAAAGATTCCAATGAATCTAGGCCAAAATATGAACCAACTAATTTTGCGAATTCGCGGTAGGCGTCACGGTCTTTTCCATATTTTGTATCTTCCAGCAGATGTTTGTGCGGGACGCAAAGGACATATTCGCTCAATTGTATGCGTGAATAATTTGTATTATATGCGTCGCTTAATACTTTGATAGTTATAGGAGAACGGCACTGAAGGCGATTTAGTCGGCCTATCATGAAGGCCGCATCCTCTTTAGTTTGAATATTCTTAAGTTGACCGATTAATTCAACCACTACATATTCTGTTTGACGGGGTGAATTCCATGTATGATAAATACTTCGGACAAATTTGGATAATTTAGAATTCGGTTCTTCAATTAATTTTTGACGAACTATACCCATCAATTGCGATTCAATTCTCTCTGCTATTTGGCGACTGATATTTGTGGATGCTGCATCCTCGGGAATTTCAGTTTCATTTAGCCATGTCTGGTTGATAAAACGATAATAATCATGCCTTGGACCTTCTGCTTGTGAAGATAACATTCCCTATGTTGTAAATTTAAATGATTTTCATTCTTTGTTCTCGTGTGATAGGATGACAATACATATCAATTTGAATTAATGATGGGAGTTTATTACATTTAGTAGGAACTGTTGTTGTGTGGTTTGTAGTTGTTTTTGTTAAATATACCTTTGGTTCAATTAAAGATAAAATCACAGATATATCAAATTTGATTGAGTCTTTTATTGAACTTAGAGGCCCAGGAGCAATTGGCGCAATTCCGCCATCCTTTCCACAGATACTCATCCTCTATCAATCCGATAGAAGTGTTTTTCGTAAACTGCCATCAATCTTTCACGAAGATTTTTATTTCCAGCACCATTCGCAATCATTTGTGCGGCTATTTCATGCGGGTGCTCATCTTGCGGCTGCTTTCCAAAAAAATTTCTCCATTCAGGTGGAGCTTCACTACTGACTTCTCCCGTGTTTGCATCCCACCAGACTGTTTTAGCATCTAGCAGTGATGTGGGATTTGTAGAATAGACAGTCAGGCTCCACCAGCGACCTCGCCAACATACGAATGGTTTATCTTCTGTATCCGGATTATGGCGGCGTTTTTCTAAGAGACTAGAAGGCATTTTGGATGGTGGTGTTCTATGAATTGTATATGACCAGAGTAATTTATACCATGCTTCCCATAATTCCGGGTGGCGTCTTTGTAGAAGATGAATTTTCTCATGTTCAACGGTTGTTGTAAAACGATCCTTTGAATACGACTCAGGAATCATCATGGTTGTCTCATTAATTGTATGTGGAAGACCATTTTCACAGGAATCGTCGCAGAATGCTATAGTGTATTCTATACCTGTTTTGGTATCCGTTAATGTAACCTGTTTCTTAATTTCGCAACTATTTCCTTCGCGAACTTTCTTATTAATATTGCTGGAGTCAACATCATCCCCGTTTCTGATTAGCATTATAAGGATTATACAGCAAAGAATGCCTGCAACAATTATTATTCGCATCCCTATTTCTTACGACCAATAAGTTTTGCGATCTGTTGTATACGAATCCAGTTTTCAGTAAACTGGTGGGGAATTGAAAAAATACGTGGAGCCTTTATTTTTGGTGCTTCTTGTTTTTGTGTGTTTATCAAAGACACTGGTCCTTGTGTCAAAGACACTGGAAGCATTCTATATATTATTTATTTTATTTAGTGTTTTGCCAAGGTACAGCGTGCCGACTAAGGATAGGTTTTAACCCTGCCGCCAAGGTACAGCGTGCCGACTAAGGATAGGTTTTAACCCTGCCTCCACTGTTTTCCACAATTCAAGCACAATACGAATAACGTCATCGGCTCATCTGCTGAGCGTGTCTGTAGTTCATAATATACACACTGACGCTTGGAGCAATTGCTACACTTATATGCGTCTGTTGCCATCTCCTTATTGCCCTCCAGCAGACGAGTTTCACGCTTCAGACGCGCATCAATGCGGGAAAGCCAATGCTCGGGGTTCAATTCATCATAGGTCATGAAGGGAATCTTTTGAACTTCAAATTCACCCTCCTTCAAACGGTCCAGCAGACGATTTCCTTTCACATATGTCTTCGGACTTAGATTATTGAGCGTTCGCCGAGCAGTAGCCATATAGATATGCTTGAAGATAGGATTTTCCCAGTTCTTGAGAACACCGCGTTTTCCTGCTTCTTGGATTGCGGAATTATACATTCCCTTCTCAAGATTAATCTGCTGCTTTTGATCAAGATGGTCTGCTAGATCGGTGGAAATCCATACTAGAGTTTTCTCTCGGACAGAATTCATTACTTATTCTTAAGGCAAATTTTTAAATCAAATTTATGAGTTTAATCATATTCTTCCTCTTCCAGTTCGGCAGCCATTGCCCACTTTGGG